ACATGTGGCTGCAAGCGATGACCGACTCGGGCACCGCTTCGGCATACAACATCATCTTGGAACCCGAGGGCGGCCAACTTATCGTCGGGCAGTCTCCGAGCCTCTTTGTCTTCAACACCAAGTCTGGAAATATCCCTCGCCTATATTTCGGCCCCGGCCCTTCTCATAGCAGTTGGAAGGTTTCCGTGCAGGACACCACCTCGGAGGCGTTTGAAATCGCGTCCAGCACCGCCGATGGTGCCGACCCATCCACGTTGGCCTACACCAACAAACTTCTCCTCAGTTCGTCGGGAACGTTGACTGTGACGGGTTCAATGCTGGCCCTATTTTTTCAATCCGCCACTGCCAATCCTGCCGACTCCGGCGCGTTGCGCCTCGCCAGCGCGGACAGCATCACATGGCGAAACAACGCGAACACGGCGGATATCGTGCTCGGCATAAATGCAAGCGACCAACTCACGTTCGCTGGAGCCGCAATTACTCTTCATGGCGTCACGGCCTCCATAGGCGGGAGTGCCCTGCTAGTTGGAACAGCCGCCACCGGCACAGTTGTAATAACTGGTGCATCAGCCGCGGTAGCCGCTGGTAAGTGTATCTGTGTAACGCCCAATACCTTTCCGGGAGCATCTTTTTCATGGAACAGAGCATACATCTCAGCCACTGATACAGTGACTGTGCAAGTCTTTGCTGACGTAGCTGGGACGCCAACAGCCTCTACGTATAACGTAACGATAGTTTAGGGGATTTAAATGTTCAAGAGGTTTATTGAATGGATAAAATTTCTTTGGGACATAAAAAATAAAATGGCTACTCAAAATTCTGTTTGGATTCCAGACGTTTCAGTCAATATCGGCAATGCGCTTCTTGCTCCGAGTGGTGATAGTGGAAATATCTTTATTGGTAAGCGTCGTTTATTCCGTATCTGGACTGACAATCCTTCTGGTATGAGTATCGGCTTTGGTATGACGACTGTTACCCTTCCTACTTCATCTAGCTATTCTATTGGTAATGTTCCACAGGATTTCGATACCGGGGATGTTTGTGATACAATTCGTTTAGTTAACAATAGTGGCACTTCTGTTGCTCACTACTTTATTCAAGCTCTTTCAAAATTCTAAGGACTCTAAATGGCACAAACTTTGACGGGTCCAATTCCAGCAATGGGTGGAACCAGTTCCGATTCGGGACAGGGCGTAACTGGTGCCAGTTCAACAACTGATACCCAAACTAGCGATAATTCGCAGGTTAAGTTAGACAGCATTAAACAATGGACAATTAATCAACTCCAGCGTTTGCGCAACTTCCGCCGTCCATATGATATTCGGCGCTCATATTTCTATCGCCAATACATCGGCCAGCGCGACCGTCGGATGTACCCGGATAACATTACCCCCCGGTCTAACACATTCGTTCCTTACCCATCAAGCAACGTAGAAGCAATGGTGTCGCGGGTTCACGATGCTTTCTTTAGCATTGACCCACCATTAGAAGTTCGACCACATCAAGGTGATGATGCTGCCGGAACAGCTATGCAACTGGTTATGCTCTCCGTTTTGCATAAAGCCCATTGGATAAACAAGATTGAACTATTTACTCGCGACCTTTGTATCTATGGTCATTCTGCCATAAAAGTAGATTGGGATTGGGACTATGATATGGTTACTGGTCCTGAGCCAGTTTATGCTCAACAGCCAGTAATGGACCCATCTACAGGTGGGGCGCAAATGGGGCCTGATGGCCAACCAGTAATGCAGCAGATTCAAGGACCAGATGGCAAGCCTGTTCAAATTGGCACGAAGAAAGTCACTAAAAAGGTTCCGCGTAACTGCGTCAAGATTATAGATGTTGACATCTATGACTTGATGGTTGACCCTGATAAAAAGATGGTTGCCCACGTCACGGAGACGAGTTGGGGTGAGATGAAGCGTCAGTATGAGGCTAATCCTGCTCTATACTTTCCCAAGGCAATGGAAGAGTTAACAACTCGCTTAAATCAGTACAAAGACCTTGACCGTGATGGAATTATCATTCGACAAGCTGAATTTTGGGATGACACAAATAAGACAGTCACTCAATGTACGTTTGGAGAAGATGCCGATGCGATTGGCTGGAAAGACCGCAGATACCAATACCGCAATGCCAGTTACTCAGCCTATAAGCGCCGAGTGTACAATGGACCACCGGTACTCCTATATACCGGGCCTAACCCTTTCGCACATCAACGGATGCCTGTACTACATACTGGATACATCAAAGTTAAAGGTGATGTCTACGGCATTGGAGTAATTGAAAAGATTTCTGACTTGGTTGAGGGTGTTAATGTCCTGACCAATATGATTACCGATAACTGGAACATGGGTATCAATCGCCGGTATGCTTACGACGTGCAAGTTGACATTGACCATGACCAACTGAGTCAAGGAAACGTTCCGGGTGGAAAGATTGGCGTCGTGGGTGACCCCTCGAAAGCCATTATGCCACTACCAGTATTCACTCCGAATCCGGGCGACTATCAAATCATTGACCTTTACAAAGGTATGATTGAGATGACCAGTGGAATAAGCGACTTCTATGCAAAAGGTATTGGTTCACCTTCGGGCAATAGAACATCCAGTGGCATCTCTCAAGTAATCAACGAGAGTGGTTATGTGTTTAAACTGCTCATTCGGAATATTGAACTTGATATACTACAGCCTTTAATGGAGTTAACCGCTAGTTTGATTCAGCAATACGGGTCAGACGAGATGGAATACTCCATAACCAATGCGCCACCGGGGATTCCTAAGTATGGTACGGTACCACTTTCTACCCTTGTTGGCGGATATGACTTTGATTTCGTGGCAGCTAACTACGCTACTGGTAAAGTTGTCAAGCAACGAAACTTGATGGCTTTCTACAACATCGCTATGCAATCACCATATTGCGTGCAGAGCATGTTTTTACAAGAAATCGCGCGAGCTATGGAGATTCCATACGCCAATCGCCTTCTTAAGTCTGAACAACAGGTTCAGCAAGAACAGCAACAGAAGATGCAGACTCAGACTCAGATGCAGGTAATGGAGAAGCTTCTGGACTTTGAATCCAATGCTCTTGTTGCTTCCCTTGCTAAGAAAGAACCGAATATTGTAACTGAACACGCTTTAGACGTTCAGCAACATGTAGAGTCATTTTTAGAGCAGCAAGCACAACAGGAAGGGATTAATGTAGATATGGAAGCTGGACCGCCTGAGAACCAGATGCATGTCGGACCACCTATGGGACCCGGTGGACAATTTGAAGGCCAGATTCCCGGTACCGACGCAGGGACTCAAAATAACGCGGAAGCACAAGACCTAGGTGCAAATTCTCTCGGAACCGCAGGAATGTAAAGGACAACCAAATGGAAAATCCCGCCTCAGAAGCAGTAGCAAAAATCTTTATGGCTGAAGGTCGCAAAGGAACTGGTGACCACAGCGATTCCTATCCGGCTGATGTATGTAACCCTAATGAATGGGTTAAAGGTCCTTGCTTGAATTTTGATTTGCAGGGCCGTATTCCAAACCGTCCTGTAGGTGTTGACTATGATATGGAACCGCTGCGTTTGAATCCAGATAGTATGGTTAACAGCGATGATGACAAAAGTAGTAAAGCCCTAGACTCTCAGGGTCGCACTCCCGGAAAGAGTTAAACATGGCAACTCCAATGGAAAAGTCCGTAACCGGACACTCTCTTATTCCACATCATTCTGTTTTGATTCCTCAAAAGCGGTCAATTGCAGACACTCCTCCTTTGCAACCTGCTAGACCTAGGCCCAATCAGCCAACGAATGCCGTCCAGTCAAATCCCAAACTAGTGGGATATGGTGGTATATAATATGTCATATGTCAACAATCCGGTCTATCGTGGCGTCCGTCCTCTTAAACCAGAGGAAATTACCGAACCTACAGTTAATGTTAAACCCGTTGGGGAACCTGCTATGATTCCCGGCTCTCCACAAACAGACTCGCATCAACATCGTTCAGGTCTTATTGCACAAGCGAGTTCCAATGCAAAAGAAAGTCTTCATAACGGTGGATTTTTTAAAGTTGAAGCAGAACATTTCACCCCAACAAAGAAATAACAAAGGAGAAACACAATGTCTGATAGAGTTGAAGGAAAAGGTGGACAGGCAGCTTCGATGCTTCCGGCAGCCCGTGACCATGACGTGAGTAAGTCGCACCACATTGGCAAAGCGTTTGCGAGTGCCCACGGTAAAGACCATCGTGGTATGCAGGTTGCTGCGCAAGCTGGTCCGTCTGCTGGCCCGACTAATAACAGTTCAGCGCCAGAATATGCCCCGGAATCGTAGTTGCCACCTTTAATGGGTCCTCGGAGGGACTATGTTTAAGTGGTTTAAGAAATTTCTTCCCAAACCTCAATATAAGATTGTTGAATTAACTGAACCTCGTTCTCTGTCTCAGCTTGGTGATATTGAGATGCGTGAGTCAATTTACACATTGGCCTCGCATCCGGGCTTTGTGGCTTTGATGAACAAGTTAGCTTATCAAAGTCAGTCACTAAAGACCAAACTCGCTCACGAACATCATACTGATATGCGTAGCGTGGACTTCCTTCAAGCCGGAATTTATTGGTCTAATTGGCTTCGACAAGAATTGACTCGTACTACTACTAAGCTTCCTGAACGTCAACTCGACGTAATGGAAGAAGAGTTGCGAGCATTCCGAGAGATAGATTCCACAATCGAACGGATAGAATAATGAAACATCTAATTGGTCGGTTTTGGTTTTGGTACTCCTATTTATTCCATAGGAACTTTCGGGCCTTAATCAATCTTGACCCTAAGTATCTTATCCCATCTCAATGGGATGATTGTTTGAATCATAAATTAGAACCACCTTTATATTTTACTTATGTCCGTGTTAAAAGGATATCATCTTAATGAGCACAACTGCTTCTCTTACTGGCCAATTTACTCTTGTTGATAGTACACCGGGCGCACAGCCTCTTGTAAAGCAGTTGAGCAATCTTTCCTTCGTTGGAAGTGTTTCTGAACTCTCACAATCTACTTCATTAGCAAACGGGGCTAATGTTATCACTCTTGCTATTTCTCCCGTTCAGTTTCTTTATATTAAGAACCTACACGCTTCTAATACCATTTCGGTGACATGGACGCCTACAGGCGGAACATCAGCCATCATTTGTACATTAGAACCGGGTAGTGCAATCTCATATATTAATACAACTACTGGTGGAGGAATTACTGCGCTAACACTAACGGCGAGTGGTGCTTCTACTGGTTGTGAATATCTTCTCGTAGGGTAATTAACGGCCACAAGCCGAAGCTTCAAAATCTGTTCTAACCCACAAGGACCAAGAACATGGCAGACCTAAATACAGTAGCACCCAATGGTGTAGTTGACCTTTCTAACGCACCTGCGGGCCTCGACGATGCGACGTTTGACTCTCTATTCCCGGCAGAGGCATCCACGCAAGTTTTCACTGCGGCACAACCGCAGCCAGTTACAGCACCGGGTACAGCGGCAGCTACTGAACCACAGGCACAACCTGTCACACAGCCAAGCGCCCCGTTTCTTAAGGGTGATAGAAGTGTGTACAACACTCAGGAAGCTGCACTTCAAGGCATCAATCAAAAGGATGCCCTTATCGAACAATTGCGGCAACGCTACGCATTAACTACCGGAATTGACCCTATTACGGGCCAACCTGTAGGCCATAATCCTACTCCCCAAAGTATTGACTACTCAAGCGACCCCAAGAAGTACATTGAGGATTTGTTTGCAGCAGCTCAAGACGCAAGTAAAGACCCTTCTGCTTATGTTGGTGTTCAGTCTAAGTTTATCTCGGACACACTTAAACCACTGCAACCACTAATGCAGCGGGCGGCAAGAGAACAAGCTTTGCAGACTTTGGGTAATGAGATTAAGGACGCTCCTGCTTTCGTAGGAACTCCGGCCTATCAGAAGGCTCTTGATAGCAATACTGAGTTAAGAGATGCCATAGCGTCTGCTGAAACCGATTATCGGTGGCACTCTCGCCTGCCGTCGCTATACAAAATAGCGTACTTGACAGGTCAGGGGATGCAATTGCCAGAGCTGTTGAGGGCGAATGCTGCGCCTCAACCACAAACTCAAACTTCTCCGGCTCCAAGACCGACTTCACAACCCACGACTCCGTCTATGCCAACTGCTACGGCTCCCCCAACGTTTAAAACGCTGGATGGAATTCGTTCAGTAATTGCAGACTCAGAGGCTCGTGGACTGACTTTGGACTTCTAAGCCGCAAAGGATTTTTATTATGAACTACTTTCTATCCCTCGTCGGGACTCTGTTGGGTGTCGGTACTGATGTTGTAACAGTCATTACTGGCGCTACTGGTGTTCCCGGACCTGCCGGTTCTTTGTCCAGCGACCAGCAAACTTATTTTAGTGCTAAGTTGCTGGAAGTGGCAGTATTGTTTACCGTACTTGACCAGTTCGGTGATAAGGACCCGATTCCTAGCAATTCTAGCAAGACCATTCAGTTCAATCGCTTGGAGAAGCTCACCACGTCGCTGACTCCAACTCAGTTGGCTGAAGGGATTCAGCCGGACGCTATTGGCATGCAAATGAGCCAGTTTACCGCCGTGGCTGAACAGTATGGCCTCTTGATTCGCTTGAGTGACTTGAGTGAATTGACGAGCAAGCACGACGTTGTTGGACGTGCACTGTATGTGCTCGGCCTACACGCGGCTGAAACGTATGATATTCTTATCTTCAACGTTCTATCTGCGGCTTCCAACGTGTACCGTCCGAACGGTAGGGTTAGCAATGCTACCACGACTGCTTCGGATAAGATTGGCTATACGGACCTAGTTGCGATTCATGCTACCTTGATGGACCAAGGTGGTCGTGGATTCGACGATGGCGATTATGTTTTCGTAGTGCCTCCGCAGGTTCATGCAAGTATGTTGCAAGACCCTGACTTCAAGGCTTCCAACCAGTTCGGCAAGCCCGAACGCATTTGGAAGGGCGAAGTTCAGGAACTTGCGGGTTGGCGGATTGTCAAGTCGAATGCTCCGGGGTTTGCGGCTGTCACACAAACCACGAGTGGCGCGGCTAACAAACTGTATAACAGCTTCGGTATTGCGCGCAATGCGTATCAGATTTCCGACCTTCAGAACCTCCGCGTGTATGCGGCAGCTCCGGGCGGACAGACGGATACCTTGCAGCAAAATCGCAAGATTGGTTATAAGTTTGC